ACTATGTTGTAACCACGATACACTTTACCGACTCCTGGTAGGCTAACATTCTTTGTAGAATGTATAGCAACTGTTTTCTTTTGTGGAGCAGCAGGCTTTTCTACTTTACGCTCAACTTGTGTAGCGCCAATAACACCATCTGCGACAGAACCCATGCCCTGAACTAAATTGCTGGATGCAAGGTTATCTGTTCCAATAACTCCAGAGTCTTTTGATTCTTCCGCAGCAGTAGCCTTGTATGCTTCCCATGCAGAAATCTTTGGTTCTTCTTGTGCTGGTTCATCAACTGGTGCTGGTTCTATTACAGGCATAGGAGCCTCAGCAACTGGTTCAGCGATAATTGATTCACCCTCTGCAAGAAATGCTGGAGTTGTTTCATTATTTAAATTATTTTCTTCCATTATTTAACCTCCTATATGACCTATTATAACAGAATACTAAAAAGTAAGAGGGGGAGGAGAACGATCCCCTGCCCCCTCTCAAAGGTTACTGTTTACAGATTACTCATCTGAAGCAGCATCGGCCCAGACGATTGCATCTTCTTCTTCCCATTGAATACCAAAGCGAACAAATACAGTATATTCAATTGTATCCTTCTTTGCCTTGTACTCACGGTTTACGACGATGTCTCTCTGGAAGCCCCATACACGGTTCTGAGGGAATGTCAAATCGACATATCCTTCAGGGTAGTAAGGAACTTCTTGTACGTCAATGCCAAGAACACGTGTTGTACGTGCTCCACCGAATGTCTGACCATTTCCATCAAGGTATGCTTGACGGTTTGCAGCAGTACCAGCAACTCGTGGACCCATTGCTTCAGCAATAGCATCTGCGAGTGTACCGTTATTCTTAACAATACCTGCGAATGTATCTGTACCAACATAGAACTTAAGATTGTTCTTTAGTGCACGATACTTACGTGGCAATGCAGTAATAAGGTTCTGCATAACTTCTGGTGTCCAAGCATTGTCTGAAACTGAAACAACAGCCTCGTGAGAGTCTCCGTTGTCCTTGTGCTTCTTGACAAAGCCCTTCATGATTGAAAGGAAGTTGCCTGTTGCACCATCACCATTGATAGCGAGATCTTCGATATCGTTAGCGAATGCATTAGTCATCAAGCGAACTAGATGATCTTCAAGCGCTGCTCCTTCAATATTGTCTTCAAGTGCTTCAGCAGATACTTCCCAATCAAGACGAATCTTCTTGGTTGTTAGTTCTACCTTGCTGAATGTTGCACCAGTATTGGTGTAGTCACCGACACCTTGAGCAGCAGCACGAATAACTCGTTCACCCACGTTAATCTTTTCGAGTTCCATGGTGTTTGCTCTCATTGTGACACGGCGACCATCCTGGGCGAGAACTGTGGCGTCCCAAACGTAATCAATGAAACGCTGTGCCTGTTCAGGGCGTAGGATACCGCTTCCAGCCTCACCTGAAGGATTTACTGCATTTGGTCCTGTTGTAAGACCTAGGTTAGCGTTTGGGACATTTCCCAATACACCACCATCAGTATAATTGCCAGGGATGTTTGAACCTGCTTCAGAACCTGATGCGAATGCACCCTGTGACTGATAAAGACCTGGTGTTGTTCCACCGAGTTGTCCAGATTCTCCTGGTTGGTTTTTCTTTATTTCTTCCGACATATTGTCACCTCCAAGTATTTTACTTATCTAAATAAGTCGGCTGTTTTGAGGAAACGTCCGCCCCATAGGGATTTCTCCATCATTTCTGATGGTTGTTCCTGAACGATCTCGCCTAGATCGCCAGACTTTCGGAATGCTGTATCTGCTTCTACTGCGTCAACACGCTTTCCAAAATTATTAAAACGGTCATTAATTGCAGCAATATCTTTGGCAACTGCATCTAATGAACTCTTTACTGCATCTGTATCAACTTTGTTAGACTTAAGTACTTCTACTTCTGTCTGCAAAGACTTTACAGTTTCAACTAAATCGCTAAAGGCTGATGAGATTGTTGTTTTGATTTCTGCTATTGATTCAGCAATAACTTCATCGGACTTTTTCTTTGCCTTAGCCTCTTCTTCCATTTCCGCATTAGGATTACCTGCTTCTGATTCAACATCAGCAGCATCTTCCTCATCTGGATGTGGCTTCTTTGCAGCCTTCTCTGTGTCAGCAAGTTCAGTTGTTTCAACAACAACTTCATCTGACTTTTCAGTTTCAACTGCAGGAGTTTCGGCAAGAGCCTCTGGAGCGATTTCTTCTGACTTTGCAATTTCTGTTACTTCATCAGTAACTTTCTTTGTTTTTGCCATAGGATTGTCCTCCTTTGAAATCTTAGCATCAATGCCTTTAGCACTATCTACTAAGAATTTTACTATATCCATTTTTTCGTTGTCTTCTTTTTCAACGAAACCTATATTTTTCATTGTGTTACCAGTAACTGGACTTGTTACTGTTTCTTGATCTGATACCATTACAAGGCCAGACTCTTCATCATAAAAAACATTTTCAAGTGCAACATCTGCACCCTTAATAACATCTACACCATCTACTTTTTCAACATGCATGATGTTAGCAAATTGATTTGCTGGGGAATCTACAAGACTCAACTCAACAAGATCATAATCTTTAATAATTCTAATTGTAGAATCTGACTTCTCATCATATCCATCATCCCACTTATTCATTCTACCGCCAATTGAAAAACCAGTATATGTTCCATCAAGAACTTTTTCCCATGCATCTTGTGCACCTTTTGAAATGTATGCAGAAACAAAAACTCCAGAATAAAACTTTTTAGATTCTGTATCAAAGTACTTGTCTTCTTTAAATGAAACCATCTTTCCAACTGCTGATGGTTGATGCATTTCACGAATGTTTCCACGGAAAGCAGAAAAGGCTTTCATAGAAGCCTCTGAAGTAACTATGTCTCCTTGCTTATCAACATTATCAAGGGATGCAAAACCTGAGACGATACGTCTCTCCTTATCAACCTTCGCAAATGGAAGGGAAAGCCTTACTGAGTCGCCATCGGTGTTCCAATGGGCTTTGGATATAGTCATACTAGAATATATTATAGAGCCTTTTTTACACAAATGTTAATAAACTGTGAATAAACATGTGGAAAACTATTGTGTAGATCTACCTTCACCCTTTGGATTTCTACCAGCAAGTGTGGCAGATCCATCGGATTGGTTATTTAATCTTTCTCCATCCCTTGCACGATTTGCAGTATCATTTGCTGTATCTTGTGGCTTGGGCTGGAAAGGCTCATCCCCTCCTTCCCTTTGTGGAAGACCAAGTGCGGTTCTTGCTTCGTTTGGAAGCATAACCTGTGTCTTTACATATCTTTCCAAAATCTGAGACTGTGCTATTTCATCTGTTAAGGTAAGTTCCTTAAACTTAAGAACTAAAATATCAGTTTGCTCTTTGATAATTTTATTTAATATTTTTTCTAGTTCTCTTTGTGCTGGACGAGCAACCTGTTCTTTAAAGGTACGATCCTGGGAAAGGGCTGCTGCTACTCCACCAGCGTCTGCTCCACCAATTTTAGAAAGTGGAACTTGGTGTGCTATCAAAATATCATCACGATTTTGTTGACGATATCTTTCAAAAGAACCTTCCTGAACACCATTCTCAATTGGCTCCATCTTAAAGTCAACCTTATTCGTATCTGTATCCCCAGGAAGTGGTATGTATAGAGTTCTATGTGATTGACCCTTAAGGTTTGTTTGTAAGAATCTAAACATCTTATCTTCCGCATCTGCAGAAAGACGAGCACCCTTTAGTGTAACTACATATCTTGGAACAGCCTTATTACTGAAATAATCAATATTATACTGAGATGCTAATTGATCTCCATGTAATGAATTAATTGCAGATAAAATATCTGGAACTCCATAAAATGTATTTAGAGGTGAGTATTGCTTGAAATGAATAATCTCATTTGGTCTTGGGTCTGCAGTAATTGGGTTAGGATTTGTTGCACCAAAGTTTCTAAAATAAACAACTTTCTGTCCAATAATCTGAACATACCCATCACGAACTCTACGAACACGAATAGTAGTTGCTGGAATATGTCCT